TTTTGAACTTTTATCTGATAAGAAAAATCTTGATAAAAATAACTATCTTGTATAAATTTATCAGAACTTAAATGACTTCTTGTTGTTGACCAAAAACCTCTACCAACACCAACACCACCTTTAGTAACTTTACCTTCAACAAGACTTGCAGTGTTAAATTCTGTTATATTTACGGTCAATAATGCACCAGTTCCATTAGAAGTTCTCACTGTAAGTGTTGGTGTTGTTTGATATCCTGAACCCCTATCGCTATAAACAACTGAAGTTACAACACCGTTACTATCAGTTTCTACAACTGCATTTGCACTATCTGGAGTTCCTCCTCCAGAAAAAATAACTAGTTCATTATTTTGATAACCAGAGCCACCAGAGCTAATTACAACATTACTCAATCCACCCTGTAAATATAAATCTACATCTTCGCCATTTAAATAAGATTTACCAGAATCAACTATTGATACCGAAGTAACAATATCGTTGCCTGATGCTGGTAGACCTCTAATATTTTCATTTTCACCATTTAAAGTTTCATCTTCTCTCACCATAACAGAATCGTATGTAGCAAAATTAGCAGGCAATATTGTAGGTGCTGCTCTATATACAGCACTTGCTGTGGAACTATTTTGTGGTGGCCCATAAAGAATTATTTGAGTGCTATTTGTTACCTCTTTAATTACTTGTAATTCTTGTGTATAATTTAAAGAAGAATTTGCTTGAATTTGAATAACATCATTTGCAGCAAATATAGAATCAAATATAGTAGATGTTCCAGTTATGGTATTTGAAGAAGTAGTATAGCTTATAGAACCAGGAAGTCCGTTTGAAAGTAGATTAGATCTAACAAAATTTACAGTTGCATTTGTATAATTATTTCCAGTTGTTATATTTGCTAATGTTGTTATTGTTCCAAAAGTATCTGTTCTAAATGTTAAAGCATTTCCAATATTTGCTGTTAGATTGGCAGTTCCATCTCCAGGAAATCCATAAGTAGTTGCATCTAATTGTAGATTGGAATAATTACAAATCACATCTGTATTATATGTTATTAATTGTTGATTTGTAAGTTGGTCTATACCAAAACCAGCACCAGTCCCAGAAGTATCACCTGTTCCATTATAAACAAATGTAGCAGAGTTTGACAAATATCCAAATCCACCAGATAAAATATCAAAATTTACAGATCCAAAACCTCTACCAATATTAGCTACTCTTAAAAGTCCATTTTGGCCAAAAGAAATAACATTATCATTTGTCAAATCTCTTTTGACTATTTTTAATATATTACCTACTTTAAAATTTTGTCCACCATTAATTATTTGTAGACCGTTCAAAGAGCCTTTTAAAATAGGAGCAGATGTAATAGCGGAAGTATTTGATGCTTGCCCTTTTAGAACAATTGCTTCACCAATTGTAAAGTCTTGATTTTTTGGTGTAATGTTTGAAATAAACAATGTGTTAATAATATCAGAATCAAAAGATTCTTTTACAAAAGATTCTACTACTGCAAGAGTTCCTGATTCAGAACCTTCAATTTCTTTACCAACCAAATCATTCAAATTCCCATTATCAGTAACCTCTAAATATTTTGGTTCTTTCCAAGTACCATCAGACGGTTTTAATATATCTCTGCCAGGAATATATATTTCTGAATCTAAATTATAAAGAAGTTTAAATAATAATTTATGACCCTGTATACTAGATTTTGATCTATAAGCATCTAAGACATGCTTTATCATAAATCTTTTATTTACAACAGTCTCAAATGGAACACCAAATAAATATTTTTTCTCAAAATGAACTAAAAAATCATCTATAGTATTATCAATGTCACCATAGTTTAAAAGATTTCTTGAATGGTAAATTGGATTTCCATTAGATTCCATCCACTCAAAATATGCTTTCATAAACAATATAAAAGTAGGTCCTTCTTCTCTATAAAAAGAAGGGAATTGATTTTCAATAAAGTTTGATATTTTTGTTTCTATTGAAAATTCCATATTACTTTACTGTTTCTATTACATTTACATTAACATTAGAATTGTCAATAAGTAAAATCATATTTTGAGAAGAAATAACATCCTTATTTTTAGTATTAACTAAGAATGAAATATATTGATCATATCCTTTTATTTTAATATTATCAACTTCCACTTTACCTGTACTGTAATTTATTGAACCAATGTTAGATTTAATTGTAACTAATTGACCAGAAATTTCTTTATAAACTACTAAATTACCATTACCATCATCTTTTATTTGAGCAAATTCTGTTTCGTTATCATCATCATCAAGATATGTAAATTGTGTTGTTGTTAGAACAACAGAATTATGTGTATATCCTGTGCATAAAGTTTTTCTTGCTTCTAATTCATTGTTGTAGTTTATAACAAAACTTACTTTTTCATTTACTTTTGGTGTTTGTCTTGAAAGCAATCTTACTTGTGTGTCATTACTTGTAATGTTTTCATCAACTGCATCAATAGATGTAACAAACTTACTATATCTAAAATCATTATCAAATTTTGATAATGTATCAGTTCCAAAATCTAGTATATCTTGAATTACTAATGATTTAATATCAGATACAGATTTTAATGAAGTTACTGTGTTAAGTTGAACTGATGATATGACATGAATATAAAAGAAATCTGGGTCAACAAAAACAACTCTATTTGGAAGAGCAATATAATCTAATAGATAATTAAGAACATCGTTCTTTAGAAAATCTGGAGCAATTGTTCCTGATGCTGGTTTCAATGAAAGTAAAACTTTACCATATTGTTTAGGTTCTACTTCTTGTCCACCGTATACATTAACATCTGATAATGCACCACCAAACTTAGATAGAACTAAAGCAGAATAATCATTTGATGCAACTGCTCTTTGTTGTGTAGCAAAAAATCTTGGTGCTCTGAATTTAACCTCATCAATGCTTTCTTGAAAAGCACCATCTGCTGAATTAGTAACTACTGTTGAAGTTACAGTATTAACTTCACCAAAGTTTATTGGTCCTAAATCATCAACAAGAGAAATATCTGAAATGCCATTGGAATCTTTGCCATTGTTTACAATGTATTCTGCTTCAATAGTGGCAAAATTTTGTGGTTTTCTTCCAAAAATATCATTACCAAAAACAATTTCATATCTATTATTATCAGACGGTTGTAAGAAAAATACTTGTGAGTTTTTATCTATACCAAGAAGATTTTCTGCTCTTGTGTAATTAAATGTATTAGCACCATTGTTCTCTATTACTGTAATCGTAAGAGTATTAACATCTATATTTTCATTTGATAATCTTAAAACTTGTGTTTCATCTGTTGAATCATATATGAAAGAATCTTGAAAAAATGAACCTTCTAATACTTCAACGTTTGAAATAGAGTAAGTATCATTTGCAGATGTAATAACATTTACTTCATTAGTAACAAACTCAAAAGAATCATTTGAATTTGAACCAGAAAATCTAGTTCCTTTTGGAATTGTAAGTGGACCATTAATACCAGTTGTTTCAAATGTCAAATCAAGAAACGCAACAGATGATCTATTTGAAATAGGAAGATAATTTAATTCTTTTGAATGTGATGCAACTGAATCATATTTCTGAGAAGAATCCAGAAACATTTCAGATGCAACCATATTTAAATAGAAAGAATTTAAATATGAGTTATATGTTATTACATCAAGTAAGACATTAATATTTGAACCTTCAAAATCATAATCTTTTAAAACAGATTGATTTTGAAGGTAAGTTTTAAAATTTTGTTTTAGTGTATCAAAATCTAATGACGAAATGTTTAATGAACTATTTGCCATTTAACGAACTCTTTTCAGTAATGGTATTGTTAATACTATCTCTTCTGTACTATTTATAAGAGTATAAACAATGGTTACTACTATTTCGTTTGGATCTATTGGTCTATTTGTTTGTGTAGTGTTTTGGACTAATGAGGATTCGACTAATACATCAATAAGATTTACTCTTGGTTCGTTGTTTAATATTGTGGTTTCAATAAAAAATTCAATTTTACTTAATTGTGCTTCTGTGTTATTCTCAAAAAGAGATGCATTTACATCTGATCCAATTAAAGGTTGATAAAGTCTTTCACCAACATTTGTTTTAATAAGATTTCTTAATGATTGGTTTACTGCTTTTTCATTTGTAACACGCCCAAGCTGATTTCCTACAGGAGTCTTTGCAAAAGAATTTAAAAAGTCAGAGAAAAATTCTCCTTGTTTTTCTTTTGGTGAAATAGATTCTGCTCTTGTTGGTCTAGTTACCATTTATTTTTTTCCTTATGGTCCACAGAATACATTCGATGAACCTGTTGCTACTGAAGTACAAGCAGTCACTGCATCTCCAATTCTTCCACAACCTTTACCATTTATAAAAACAGTAGGAGATCCAATTGTGATTGGAGCTTGATGTGTTGGACAAGGAACTCCAGGTAATAAATGTGGATGATTATTATCACCTTGCCTAGAAATACCTATACTATTTACAAACACATCAGTAGATCTTTCTAATCTAAGTGGAACTGAACAATGAACCACATCTTGGTCTACGAGATCACCTCTGCAAACGGCTGGCATTTTTTCTCTCCCTTTCCATTAATTTTTGAAGTTTATCATTCCACTGAGACAATTCTCTATGTTGTTCTTCTGTATGCGGTTCTGGTGGAAATGCTGGAAGAAATTTAATAACATTATCAAAAACTTCTGGTATATCTTCATATTTATCAAATGTTTTTAACTCGCCATCTATAAGTATAACAAACTCATTTTTGTCTCTATATTGTTGTGTCATTAATTAACCTTTATGGATTTAAGTCAATTCTATCTGCTACAATTTCAATTCTATTTGGTAGAATTTTTACATAAGAAGAACCACAAATTAATAATATTTCTTGTGATGCTGATATTCTCGCCTTACCAGAATTTACTTGCACATCCATATTACCAGACTGGACATTTATACCATATTCACCATTTTTTACTAAATCATATCTTGATTCACCAGTAGAATGAAAAGAATCTCCCTCTACAGAAAAATTCTTAGAACCTGTAACTTTCTCGTTATCATTTCCTTGTGTTACTCGTTCATTATTTGTTTTAGATGCACCTATTACACCTTTAACAGTTGGTTTTTTTGAAAATTCCATATGTCCCATCATAGCTTGAAGAAGATATTTAGCTATTTCCATACCGACTTCGCTATAATTAGCAGACTTATTAGGTGCTAAATTATTATCATTTTTTGGTCCATCGGTTGTAGAAACTTGTCCTCCACCAACATAATCTGCTTTATTACCAGCAACTATAGAAGCATGTAGTGATTTTCTTGATTCATTTGAATCATATGAATTTGTAAAAACAGAACCGTCATTATATTCGTGGTGTGTAAGATGACATTTTTCATCGTCATCACCATATACAACAGTTTGATTTCCAAAAGGATCGTTTTTAATAGAAATATAACTATTTGTTTTATTCACTAATGGTAAATCTAAATTAGTTTTATCACCAGGATGTCTTCTTGTATAATCATTATTACTCATTAAACTATTTCCTTTACAAAGTTAAGAAGTTTTGCTATATCTGTGTCATTAAACACACCATCTAATTCTTCTACCTTTGCTTTAAAATCTTCTAAATCTATTTCTGATACTTCTGTATTTGGGTTTCCAGACATTCTTGACAAATGTGTTAATGATTCGTCTTTTACTTGATTTATAGAAAGATTTGTATTAGTCAAACTATTATTCATATTCTGTGATTTACTATTTGGTTTCATAGCAAGATTTGCATATTTTTCAATTACATTTTTTAAAACATTGTGTTCTTTTGTGGCATTATTTAATAATTTATTCATTTTTGTATTATCTAAAAATGAATTTGGTAAATGAGATGTTTTTGCTTGATTTATAGCACCACCAAGTATTGGACCAAGCATACTAACTAAATCAGTAGAATT